AGTATTTGTAAGGTTGTGGATAACTACGATTTAGTACTAGAATATCTGTTGAGTGAAGGATATTCTCATAAAGAAGCGACCAGAATTATGGTTGATGAGGGTTTTTTGGACGCTGTTAAGCAGAGAACTGGAATTGGCAAACCTGGAGTTGGAGCTGGACAAGTTTTAAAAAATGTTATTAGGGCTGGAATAACCGATATTGTTGGAGCAGGTATTGGTGCAGGATCTGTACCATCTGCTTCTGCTGCACCAACAAAAACATCAATTGCAACATCACATTCACCAGCATCTATTGTTAGAACAAATACTGTACAAAAAAGAACTGCTCCAAAAGGTACTAACAAAATTACAACTAATGTATGGAATGAACCATCTGCACCTAGCAGTCGTATAAATCCATCTAAACCTTCTGGTCCCAGAATAACTTCTACCAGAGCATTATCGGGAACTAATGTTCGTGGATTACTTCCACAGGGTGTAAAAAATGTTCTCCCAGATCCTTGGAAGCAGACAACTAATGCTGTATCTGGTGCTAGAAATTTGTGGAATAGAGTTCAGCAAGCAGTTAAACCGCAGGCACAATTAAGAGGATCACCAAGAGCAGGACAACTTCCACAAGGAAAATCTGGTGGTTCTTTGAGTAATGTTGTGAAACCTGATATTGTAAAACCAAATGTAAAAACTGGTAATCTTGCTTCTGCTAATGTTGGGTCTGGCGGTGTAACAAGTTCTTCCAGACCTTCAACATCTCAGGCAACTCAATTACCATCGGGTGTTCGTGGTGGTTCAATAGAACCGGCAGGTCCAGTTGTTGATGTGAAAGCTTCAAAACCATCACCTTCAACAGTAAAACCATCTGCCGATGTTGATAAGTTGGCACCAAAACCAGCAAAAGCAACAAAACCCGCAGTAAAACCAAAAATGTCTGGCGGTGGATCTAAACTCCTTCAAGGACTTGGAGCACTTGCTTCACTTAGAAAACTTACTCCATATGGAATTGCTGCTGCTGTAATGGCACCCAGACCAACTGCTGATGGAACATTGACTGCTGCTCGTGAAAGGGGAGAGTATAAACCAATGCAGGGACCACCAACCCCTAAAGCACCTGAGAAAAAACCAGAAGTTAAACAAGTAGTAACTAAGAAAAAGGTAGTTGCTCCTGTTGTAAAGAAACCTGCACCAGCAAAACCAGTTGACCCTAGACTTCAAAAGTATCGTGATTTGGTTAAGAAGGGTAAGAGACTGGAAGCAGAAACTCTTGGTAGAGAAATCTATCAATCAACTTATGGTGCTCCAGCATTTAGACCAACTAAAACCGCTTGATTAATAAATAACTAAAAAACTATAGAAAAATGGATTCGAAAGAACTTCGTCTGCTTGGAGAAGCTTATGCTGGTATCCAAGAAGGATACGGCAAAAAAGAAGAAAAAGAAGAGAAAGAAGAAGATTGTGTGCCTAAGTCTGAAAAGGGTGAGCACAACTGTGCTAAGAAAGTCTGTCACGAACAGTTTGGTCAAGGCACCTGCATCTTCGGTGAGCACGCTGAGCCAGACGAGAATGGTTTCGTAAGCCACTATGATGTTATGTTTGAGCACGGTGTTGAGAGAGCAGTCCCAACCAGTGAAATGGAAATCCTTGTAAGTGAGTCTCACGGCGGTCATAGTAAGAGTAAGAAGAAGACTATGATGGCACATTATGAGGCACAAGGTGAGCAACTTGATGAAAATCCGATTAATGCGCTAAAAGGTTTGTTTAAAGGTGTCGGTCCAAAACCTGTTGATCCTAACAGCCCATTGGGAAGAGAAAATCGTGCTAACGCAAATCAAAGAAGATTGGGGCAAGAAGCACTGCGTCGTGCTGGAGTTGGTCAGACTGAAAGACCAACTGGTGCTCTGAATAACTCAGCAGATCTCTTTGATATCGTCAAGGGTCACCTGATGAGCGAAGGTTATGCTGATACTGAAGAAGCAGCACTCGCTATTATGGCAAATATGAGTGAAGAGTGGAGACAGAGTATTGTTGAGGGTGATGCTTTACGAAATACCATAAAAACCCTTGAAGGAAAAAGAGATGCTATGAATGCCAATAAGTCGGGTAGTGCAAATACTGCTGCTCCTGGAAAGCAAAGTGTGGGTGCTGCCACATATAAAGCATATCAACGCCTTAGAGGGGTCTGAGGACCACTTTTCAAACTGTCCACTCGGAGGTCGCAAGACCTCCTTTTTTTGTATAATGATGGCATCTGAAACAAATCTATGACTGTCCGCCACGAAATCAAGTCCCAACTTGCTAAACTCCTTGCCACTGAGGACCTGGTGGTGGAGCACAAGAAGGTTGAGACTGCCTGCTTTAATGTCCATACTCGCGTGCTGACTCTTCCTATGTGGGAGAAGGCAAGCAGCACCGTCTATGACCTTCTGGTGGGTCATGAAGTGGGTCATGCTCTCTACACTCCCGATGAGGATTGGTTGAAGGAGCACAAGATCCCTCCACAGTTTGTGAATGTGGTTGAGGATGTTCGTATTGAGAAATTGATGAAGCGTCGGTATGCTGGTCTCTCCAAGACCTTCTACAAAGGTTATGAAGAGCTTGCTGAGCAAGATTTCTTCCAGATTGAGGGTGAAGACCTTGAGACCTACAACCTTGCTGATAAAGTTAATCTGTATTACAAACTTGGTAACTTTGTAAACATTCCTTTTGAAAATGATGAGGAAGAAATAGTCTCTATGATTGGAGAGACTGAAACCTTTGCCGATGTGCTGGTTGCTGCTGAGGAACTTTATAAGTTTTGTAAGGCAAAGATGGATGAGGAAACTAAAACTCAAATGGATTCTTTGGAGTCTCAGCAGAGTGGCGGCACTCAACCTGCTTCTGATTTTTCTGACCAACCTGAGGGTGAGAATGATGGGGATACTGAAGAGTCTTCTGGCGGAACTCCTGAGAAAGATGATGCTGACCTAGACACTCCTAGCTATCAGGGTGGTGGTGTTGATGAAGAACCAGAAGTCAAGACGATGGAATCTCTTGAAGAAGCACTCAAGCAACTAGTTGACAATAATGGCATTGAGAATGTCTATCTCGAATTGCCTCAACTTGACCTGAAAAAAATCATTGTCCCTAACTCTGAGATTCATGATAAGTGTAAAGAATATTGGAATGCTTATCTTGAAGAAACTGAGCATTCTTATGAAGAAATCTTTGGTGAAGTTGACAAGAAGTTTGTAGAGTTTAAGCGTTCTGCACAGAAAGAAGTTAACTATCTGGTCAAAGAGTTTGAGTGCCGCAAGGCAGCAGACTCCTATGCCCGTGCTACTACTTCCCGTACTGGTGTGTTGGATTGCACCAAACTCCACACCTACAAGTACAACGAAGACCTCTTCAAGAAGGTCACTACTCTTGCCGATGGTAAGAATCATGGTCTGGTGTTTATCCTTGACTGGTCTGGGTCTATGGGCGACGTGATGCTGGATACGGTCAAGCAACTCTTCAATCTAGTGTGGTTCTGTAAGAAAGTTGCTATTCCGTTTGAGGTTTATGCCTTCACCAGTGACTATCCTTTGGTTTCTTACAGTGAAGAAGGTAAGGCAAATATTCGTGAGTTGGCTTATACTAAAAAGGATGGTCTAGTGCAAGTTGGAGAATGGTTTTCTCTGATGAATATGCTGACCAGCAAGACTAATGGAAAAACTCTGGAGGAGCAAATGCGTAATATCTTCCGTCTTGCTTCTGCTTTCCGTTGGAATTCTTTCGTTCGTTATAACATTCCTTATGGTTTGAGTCTTTCTGGAACTCCATTGAATGAGACATTGATTGCTCTGCATCAGATTCTTCCTAAGTTCCAGAAAGAAAATAAATTGCAGAAAGTTCAGTGTGTCGTGTTGACTGATGGTGAGGCAGCAATGTGTAAGTATCATCGTGAGATTCAACGTAAGTATGAAGCAGAGCCTTTTATGGGTACTTCTAATATCTACGGCAACTCCTATCTGCGCGACCGTAAGACTGGTATGACCTACTCTTTGGATTGTGAGTGGTATGAGTTTACCGATATTCTGCTTCGTAACCTCCGTGACAAGTTTAAAGATATTAACTTCATTGGTATCCGAGTGCTTGAGTCACGTGATGCTGGTAGTTTTATCCGTCGTTATTGTGGATACTTTGGTGCTGAGCATGATAGGACCATGAGCACGTGGCGTAAGGAAAAGGCATTTACCATCAAAAAGTCTGGATACAATGCATATTTTGGTCTCTCTGCAAATGCCCTTTCTCAGGATGCTGAGTTTGAAGTGAAGGAAGATGCAACTAAAACTCAAATTAAATCTGCTTTTGTTAAGAGTCTGAAGTCCAAAAAAATGAATAAAAAAATTCTTGGAGAGTTTGTAGAACTTGTTGCCTAATAAATATTTTTATAGTATAGGTATCAAAAATGTCTAGATTTGGAGATTTAGTAGGAGGTAAGAAGGCAGCACCAGCACCAGCTCCTGTAGCTGCTCCTGAACCCGTAGTAGAAGTTGTTGAAGTAGTAGAAGTTCCCGATCCTGTTGTTGAGGAAGAAGTGTCGGAAGATCCGCATTTTGGAGATATGAGTAAGAGGGAACTCGAAGCTTACGGTAGAGAGCATGGTATTGAGTTGGACAGAAGGCATAGTAAAAAGAGATTGGTGGAAGAATTGGAAGACCACCTGTCCAATTCCTAAACTGTCCACTGGGGGTCCTGTGACCCCCTTTTTTCTTGTATAATAACTTCAGTTGAAAAACACAAACGACATCATGACCATCTCCGCCGACTACATTCGCACTTCTCTCCAAGCAGTGTATGGGGAGTCTGTCACTTCTGGTGATATTCGTGCATGGTGCGCCATGAATGGTGCTAACTACCAGACCGTCACCAGCAAACTCAACGACTTCAAAACTGGTCGTGGTAAGTGGAATCTGACCATTCAAGAAGCACGAGAGCAACTGGAGCAAACTGTGAATGCTCCTGCCGCCATCCCTGCTGTTGAGCAAAACCTTATTCCTGAGAAAGATGATACCTTCGTCAAGTTTGGTAACTTTGGTGATATTCGGAAAATTATTGAGTCCCGTCTTTTC